AAGTTGTAAAAGACTTAAAGCCGTTAACAAATGTGTGGAGATATTCAAACGGAACTATTTGCAAAGAACATCCTGCATCATTTCCTGAGCAATTAGCAAACGACCATATAATAAGTTGGAGCAATGAAAACGATTTGATTTATGACCCTTTTATGGGAAGTGGAACAACGGCTAAAATGGCAATTTTAAACAATAGGAAATACATTGGCAGTGAAATTTCAGAAGAATATTGTAAGATTATCGAAACTCGTATTAAAGAGTGCGGTGGGCTTTTTTTTAATTCTTTTGAAACGGAATTGTCAAACGAAGCAGGAACGTAGCAGCTTGCTTATAACACTTCGATTAACGCACTAAAATTAGTAACCAATGTTTTACGATGAAAATATGCCGCAGATAGCGGCAAAACCTGAACTCAAAGAGAGGCGGGTAAAATTCACAGAAAAACAGTTGTCAAAACTTGACAATTTAAGTGAAGAAACAGGAGTGCCATTTTCATCTTTAATTAGAATGGCTGTAAATTCTTTTCTTCCAAAAACAGGGAATAATAACTATACAACAGTAGGAATAAAATCAGGGTATCATTCAGGTGGTGATAGGTGAAACTACACAATTGAAGATAATGAAAGAGGTCCAAGAGATTTACTGAAAGAAACCTATGGTGGAAGGGGCGTATGGTTAAAAGGAGGAGTATAAAGAAACGGAGCCAGGGGAATGGGTAGGGTAAATTGCGGATTATGGCGAACAAAACGCAAGGGAACGCCATGCCAAAACCAAGAGGAAAGGGCAGGCCGTTTCAAAAAGGAAACAAAGCATCGGCAAACAGGGGCCCGAATAAAATAACCCGGACGGTAAAGGAAACTGTCCTTTCTGTTTTCAACGAAATTCAATCAGATCCCAAAGTTAAACTACTTCAATTCGCAAAAGACTATCCACGGGAATTTTATCAAATAGCCGCAAAGTTAATACCTGCCGAGGTTCAGGCTACTGTTGATGCGACCGTTATCTGGCAGGAGGAGAGGACTTATGAAGCTGAATAAAAAGCAAACCGCAGCCCTCGATTATCTCGAAGATGGAGTAACAACAGAGTTGCTCTATGGAGGTGGAGCCGGTGGCGGCAAATCAATACTCGGCTGCTATTGGCTCATTAAATGTTCTTTAAAATACCCCGGCACTCGTTGGCTGATGGGCAGGGCGGTGATGAAAACGCTCAAAGAAACCACTTTGCAATCATTTTTAAAGGTAGCTAAACTACAAGGATTGCAGAATGGGTTACATTACACGCTTACGAGTCCACAGGACAAAGAGAACCCAAACGCAATATCATTTCCTAATAAGTCTGTCATTCTTATGAAGGACCTTGCTACCTATCCATCCGATCCCGATTTTGATGATCTCGGCTCTTTAGAAATATCTGGCGCATTTATTGACGAAGCTAATCAGGTTAGCGCAAAAGCAAAGGAAATCGTCAGTAGCCGTATCCGGCATGATCTGGAACTACATGGACTTATCCCAAAAATATTAATGACCTGTAATCCGGCAAAGAACTGGACCTATCAGGACTTTTATAAGCCGTCAAAAGACGGAACTATTGCACCTTACCGAAAATTCATACAGGCTCTTGTTGGCGACAATCCTGACGTAGATAAAAATTACCGGGAAAACCTTACAAAACTATCAGAAAGAAGTAAACAGCGTTTATTATATGGAAATTGGGAGTTTGATGATGATCCGGCCACGCTGATTGAATATGATAAAATAATTAACAGCTTTACAAACGAATTTTTACCAGATGGCAATCCATACATTACAGCCGATATTGCCCGTTATGGAGGGGATAAAGTGGTTATTTGTGTATGGTCAGGGTGGAGGGTCGTTAAAATATATACCTATGGCAAAAAGGCAATAACTGAAACCGCAGCCATTATTCAAGACCTGCAGCGCAAATACTCAGTAAGCAATTCAAACACTATTGCAGATGATGATGGCGTGGGAGGCGGGGTTGTGGACCTTGTAAAATGCAAAGGATTCGTGAATAACGCAATTCCCATTTCAGAACCGGACACACCGAAAGACCCAAAGACCGGGCAGCCCATAAAACCCAATTATAAAAACCTTAAAAGCCAATGTTACTTCCGCCTGGCGGAGCGAATAAACAGTGGAGGGTTGTATATCGGACCCTGTGAATTAGATGTAAGAGAAAAGATAATTCAGGAGTTAGAGCAGGTTAAGCAGCACGACATGGATAAGGATGGCAAGAGGCAGGTAGTACCAAAGGATAAGGTAAAAGAACTTATAGGAAGATCACCCGATTACAGCGATGCTATCATGATGCGTGAATACTTTGAACTCAAACCCAAACGCCGATATGTAGGAGCCGGGTATTAGTCTTTATACACTCAGGGTTATACAACCCGATAAATGCCTAATATTTTTATAAAAAGTAAATACGTGGCGTTTTCATGGTTCGGTAAAAAGAAAGGGCAGGATGTTCAATTAAAAGCTATGCAGTCTAATATAGACCGACTGCAACGTATGCTTAATAGCAGCCTGCATATCTATCCTACCTATGGATCGGAAAAATCTGCAGAGCGCTTCACCACCACAGACGATATTTATGCAGTAGTTTCCAGGTTAGCGAGAACGGCCGCTTTAATTCCACTATATGCCTATCAGGTAAAAGACGATAAGACAGCTAAACAGCTTAGCAGACTTTCGCAACCACATACCATGCCTTTGCAAACAAAGGCTATGATGATAAAAGCCCTTGAAGATTTACCAGAGAATGATCCCTTAGAAAAAATCTTAGACAACCCCAATTCTCACATGAGCCGCTTTGAATTTTTTGAAGCGTTGCACATTTTACTTTGTCTGGAAGGTGAGGCATTTATTTATAAGGCAAAACCGAGTGAAGGGGTGAACGCAGGTAAGCCGGTGGAATTATATGTGCTTCACCCGAGCAATGTAAATCTATTAGTATCAACAACGCTTCCCCGTGAGGTTATGGGTTATGAATACGTCATGGATGGTCAGGTGGTTTATAAGAGTATGCCGGTTGAAGATGTAATTCATATTAAATATTTCAATCCTTATTCACTTCATTCGGTGGACGGACTAAGAGGGTTGTCGCCGATAAAAGTACTCGCTAAAAGACTAACCCAAAATGACGGTATTACAGACGTTTCCACAGCTCAGATGCAGAATGGAGGGGTTAAGACCTTTATCTATGAAGAAGGGGATGGAATGACCGAAATAGACGGCAAAGAGGTATCTATTGCCGGTTTACGTAAGGATCAATTTTACAGATTTATCAGCAACACGGCTAATGCAGGCTCTCCATTCTTTGACACATCGGGAGGAAAGGTAACAGCCATTCCCCTGGGTTCTACCCTTGCAGATATGCAGGTTATCGAGGCGGCAAAGGTGAATTTTAAGAAGATATGCAACGTTTATGCGGTTTCAGACAGATTATTTAACAACGATGCAACAGGCAGCGAGGTAAGCGATGATAATGCTAACATGGGGCTATATACCAATGCAGTATTACCTAATGTATATCGTGTAAGGGATGCGCTAAATAAATCTTTGTTGCCTGATTTTAAGGATAAGAAAAGGCAGATAAGAGAAGATATTAGCGAGATACCTGTTTTACAGGCTGATATGAAGAGGATGGCTGAATGGCTTGGATCATCTTGGTGGATTACTCCAAATGAAAAAAGAGAGATGATGAAATTCGATGCAATAGATGAAGGTTTATTTAATCAGCCGCTAATTCCATCCGGATTGCAGACGTTAGAGGATTTAACCATCATTGACCCGATAGAACCATCGGAGGAGAGTTAAATATTATTTAACCAAAACATAAATGAGCGGTTTTTTCCACAGATAATGAATATTGATAAATGCCCGATATTAACAGAAATAATCGTTAAGGCCATCCCCGCTGAAACCTGCCCTGTGAAAAACGCTAACGCTATGCACCGCAGGGAAGTGTTGGAAAAAAGATTATTAGCCTATATTGCCGACTTAAAAAAGCAATATGAGCAGCCCGTTAAACCTGAACCTGAGTATTGAATGGAAGGAAAAAGAAAGCGATCACAGCAATTGTTGCGAGTGTGAACAAATTATAATCGGCCAGATGTGGCAATTATATTTAGTTGTGGACGGGGAAGAAATACCGAAGGAGGATAAATTATGCAAGTATTGTTATGACCAATCAGGAGAAGAATGAATATAGATTACGCTTCCGCCGCTTCCAACAAAGTAGGGAAAAATTCTATGCTCCAAAACTAAAAGCTGCCCTGATAGCACAATACAAAACTGTAATTGATAATATTAGCTTAGGTATTGCCGCTGCTGACCTCATAGACCCCACAGTAATAGCCGTTATTATCAACGATCTTTACTACGATGCCGCAACCGTTTACGGAGCGAAAATAAGAGCAGACTTAAACCGCCTAAAGGCTCGTATGCCCATCGGGTTTAGTGAACAGATGGCGCAACTTGTGAGGGATTATTTTGCAGCGGATATTTTAAATACTTCTTTAGGAATAACAGAAACTACCAAAGATTTAATCCGCAAAGTTTTTACGGAAGCATACGAAAAGGGATTGAGTATTGATGATATTGTGAAGCTATTGCAGAACACAGAACTATCCGCAATTCGCAGCCGGCTAATAGCAAGGACGGAAACGGTAAAGACCGCCAACGCAGGGGCCGATTTTGTTGCTAAGGATTCGGGGTTAGTCTTACGAAAGGAATGGCTTGCAACTTATGACGATAGAACCCGGAGCCATCACGCTCATGTAAATGGGCAGATCGTTGCAATGGATGGATTCTTTCTTGTTGGAGGATATGAAATGAAATATCCAGGTGATGTAGGAGGAAAGGACGGTAAGCCAAAAGTACCGGTTAAAGAACTCGCTAACTGCCGTTGTTGTCAGTTATATGAGCCTGTAAGAGAGAATGGGAAGCTGGTTAGGGTTTAATAAAACATTGCCAACTGCCCTTCAATCGTTTTCGGGCTTCTTTTAAATCTCATTTTAACCACCGGAGTGGCTACTCAGGGTATTTTATTTTCTTCCCTGATGAAATTATAATACCCAACTTTTCGCCTTAATAAATCGGCTTGTTTTGGGCGTAGCATCAAGCATATTTGATTCAGCCTTTCCTCCGGTACACTCAGGTAAAAATAAACCTCCGGAACGTGTAATTCCCGCAAAGCATCCTGCAGATTATATCCTACTTCTAACAATTCCACCACATCATTAAACCTGCATTTTTTCGCATTCTCAATAAGTTGGGGCAGGTATTGAATTTCAAGAGCTTTTACAATACACGAATGAATTGTACCCTCCACATCAAAGGCATGGCTTTGTATCAATTCTTTGAGCGGCCCAAGCCGGACGGGAAAGGCTTTATTGTTCTGGCTATATGTTTTGTTGTAAGCAGATTTATCGGATGAGATACCCATTATTTACATTTTGTATAAAGATATAAAAGTGCTTTGGATTAGAAAATACTTTTGAATTCAAAGCAAAAGGATTTTCACACGAAAATGGCAGATGTTAAAAACAAATCAGCGATTCATTTACCCGCATCTATAAAGGATATGGACGTGAAAAAAGGAATTGTTACGGGTTATGCAGCCAGTTTCAATACGCTGGATTCGGATAACGATATTATCATGCCCGGCGCTTTTACAAAGACTATAAAAGATCAGGGGCCTGATAGCGTACAGCCGAGAATAAAACATTTGCTTAACCACAATTCAAGCCAACCGTTGGGAAAGCCTTTGGTTTTAAAAGAAGATACCACCGGATTGTATTATGAAAGTCAGGTGGGAACGCATAACCTCGCTGTTGATTTTTTAAAGATGGTGGAAAGCGGATTGATCACTGAACATTCAATAGGGTACGGAGTAGTAAAGAAAACGGTTGTAAACCCTGATGCAGATTGGAGAGACCAGCAAACTCAGCTACACGAATTAAAGCTGTGGGAGTTTTCAAGCCTGACAGCGTGGGGCGCAAATCAATACACTCCATTGATCGGAGTGAAAAGTTTAGAGGCGGTTGAAAAGAGGATGGAGAATTTAATAAAAGCAATTCGAGGGGGAACATTCACAGATTCAACCTTTGAATTTCTTGAACAGGAGTTATTATTCATGCAGAAAGCCTTTAAAGATATTTCCACAAAGCCGGAGCAAAAAGCCACCACTTTGCCGGACACTTGGAAAGGATGGTTCAATAAAAATTAATAAAAACATTTAAAAAATACGACCATGTCACAAAAGACACAAGAACAAATTGAAAAAGAAAAAGCAGCACGCAAAGTTGCTGTTGATGCCGCTGAAAAAGCATGGAAAGAATGCCCGGTTGATAACCCTGATAATGTGGTAAAATCAATGGAGCTTCACGCTGCGTTCCTGAAAGCTCAGGGAGAAGCAGAAGTAAAAAACTTTGAAGAAAAACTGGCTGCTATTGAAGCGGCTCAGAAAGAAGCTAAAGAAGCTGATGCAGCTACTTTAAAAGAAATTAGCGAAAGGCTTGAAGTTACTATAAAGGCTTTTGATATGTTTCAGATCCACAGTAAAAAGTCCAAGGTTGAATCAAGAGAGAAGTCTTTTGGTGCAGCATTAGGCGAAATCCTGGAATCAAAAAAAGATGATCTGAAGAACTATCAGCAAAAAGGCAGGGGAGCTATCACAATGGAAGTTAAAGCCGTTGGCGATATGGCTGCATCTTCCTTGACTATCTCCGGAACTAATACATTTGCAGGCCCCGATTCATTGGGTGGTGTAGGACGTAAGCCATACGAAATAACCCACATCCGCAATTTACCGGGTGTTAGCGTTACGCCTATCAATTCAGATAGTGCATTTGTTATTCGTGATGCAGGTGGAGAAGGCGGTCCGACAGCCGTTGCAATGGGCGTAACAAAGCCACAAACAGACAGGGATTATGTAAAACTAATCCAGCCTGTTACCAAAATCGCTCATTACTTCAAAATTCCCGAAGAAATGTTGGCTGATCTGCCTTGGTTGTTAAATGAAATTACATCCGTAGGTGTCGAAGAATTATTGGCTAAAGAAGATGATTTGATTCTTAACCAGGTAGCCGGTGCTGGTTTATTTGCTGGTTTAACAACTGCAACAAACAGCACAGCATTTGCAGCACCTGCAGCCCTTGCATTGGGTATTGATCTTGCGAATAACTACGACGTTTTGGTAGCTGCACAAACCCAATTAAAAGGGTTGAATGTTGGCGCAACGCTTGGCATCGTAAATCCGCAGGATTATGCTAAGATGATTCTTACCAAAGTAGCATCTACCGGAGAGTATGTGTTTGGTGCGCCAAATGTGGCCATTCCAAATGTTTTCGGTATGCCATTGATTTCTACTAATAAAATCGCTTCAGACAAATTCCTGATCGGTGATTTTAGTAAAGTTAGAATCGGCCAACGTGCTGGCGTAAGTGTTCGCATATACGATCAGAATGAAGATGATGCTATCAACAACATGGTTACAATAGTTATCGAAGAAAGACTAACCGTAGTTGTGGATCGTGCTGATCGTTTGATTTACGGCGATTTCTCCGATGCGAGAGCAGCTTTGGAAACAGCTTAATTGTTGTTCATTCTTTTAATAGTGATAAGCCCCGGCATAGTTCGGGGCTTTCTTTATACAACAATCCGATCTTTTAAAAAAATTGTTCGATTACTTTAGTAAAAAAAATATGAAAGTATTAAAAGAATTTACCGATAAGGTAACGAGAATAAGACACACTGTTGGAAGTGATTATACAGGAGATAGGGGGCAGGAATTATTTGAAAAAGGCTTAGTTAGCGAGCCGGAGAAATCCGAAAAACAGCCCGCCAAAGAAAAAAAAGAGATCACCCCTAAAAAAGAAAAAAGGGAGAAATGAAGTACAACGCAGTATTAGACACCCAGCGATCAGAGGAGGATATAACAGAACCGGTTTCGGTATCTGAAATTAAAAGCTATTTGCGTATCGACCTGACCGATGATGATGTTTTATTAGCTATTCTTATCAAATCGGCCCGCAAATCATGTGAGGCATTTACCAATGTTTCTTTTGTTCAAAGAACGGTAGTCGCTGAGGTGATGAATATGTTAGGAGGGCAGCCATTGCCGTATGGCCCGATAGGCGAAATTTCATCCTTTAAAAACTGTAAAGGGGAGGAAGTGTCAAGCGATAATTACAAAATGGAGGGGAT